TGTTTCTTACGTTGAGTTTGACCTGTTCCTCGGGCGTTGCCTGTACTTGCAGATTTAACTTGTTGCTTACGGGCTTGCTTCTCAACTTCTACTGTCTGTTGTGCGACAGAGGCTCTCTCTTTCCAGAGGGAGAACAGTTCATCAGCGGCGTCGTAATCATACTGTTGGTCTGCTTGTACAAACAATTGAGTCCTAATCTTAGAGCTTTTAATCCACTCAGCAAAGTTAGCATCTTGAACAATTGATGCCATTTCTGGATGCTTACTTTGTAACTGCGACAAAGCTGTTTGCTTCTTGTAGTTCTGAGTGACTTGATTAGCTTCTTGGATTCTAGGGTGGTTATCAATTGCCCTATTAACTGCGGCCTGTGGATCAACAAAGAAGTCAGTATCGTCTTCTTCTTGCTGTTGTACAGGTGCTTGTTGTTGTGCGAGTTGTGTCTGGATGTAGTCATCAACAACACCACGTAGTTCACCAACTTCAGAGCTTTGTTTACCAAGGAGCTTCTCAGCCTCTTGGTGCATCTGAACTACCTCTTGCAAGGTTTTGTTCTGATATTTCTCTGGTAAGCTAGGTTCCTCTTGAGCTACCTCCTCTTCAGGAGACTCAATCGTATCCTCTGGTACTTCTAGTGTATCTACGTTGTCATTGTTAAGTTCTTCTTCCGAACGCTCGTCTACGAGTTGTGCTCGTCCCATATTATTAACCTTCTCCGCCTAACGGTTGTGGAGTTTATTTACGCCCTGCTTGCTCATGTTCTCGTACCCACTTCATGTGTCTACCGGGGAAATCCCCAGAGGCACCTTCAAGTACGCATGGTGTTGCAGAAGCGACCCTTGTAGCGTTAGCACCACAACCGCACCTACTGGTTGTAACACCGTCCTCTACAAATTCTTCAAAGTAGTGACCTTCGGTACACTTAAAGTCGTATACCTTAATCATCTTCATTGGATTCTTTGGCTTCTGTGTAGGCTTGCTCTACAGAGCCTTCTAAGTTTACTAGGTGGGCTATGACATTGAGTTGTCCCTTCCTAAAGTACATATCATCAACATCTTTGGTTGACTCTACAGAGTTTATCACGTTACCGTTGTTTCTAAACTCTTCCGTGAGTTGTTTCCAACCCTCGGTATTGAAGAGGTCAAAGTATACATTGAAGTACTTCTCTAATTCAGGTTCCATTCTGCCTTAGTTCCTTTATGTGTTTTACTATACTGTATATTATAACATATTCTGAGGTAAATGTCAAGTGTTTTCTTTGGTATTATTTACGTTTCTTACCTCTTGGGCGGCTAGAGCCTGCTTTGGCCTTCTTTGCTGCTGCTTTGCCGGCTGCGGTGTATGGGTAGGACTTACCGTTGACTTTAGGCATTATCGTTTTCCTCTCTTTGCTGTTTTAGCGGCTTGTTTAAAGTTTTTAGCTGTCGGTGCTCCTTTAGAGCCTTTGGCTCTCATCTTCTCCTTGCTTCCTGCTTTGATACGCTTACGTTTAGCGTGAATGTTATCGTAGAGTCCTGCCATTACCATTTCTCCTTGTTGGCCCAATAAGCCGCAGACATCTTGCCTTTGGCTATATTCTTTGCGTGTCGTGCCTTAAAGGACTTCTGACGAGCCGTGGGCTTCTTGTCGCCTGAGACTCCCTGCTGTCCAAACCTAATGGTCTTAACCTTATCACCTTCCTTGGCTACAACTACGTGTGACTTCGTTGGGTGGCTAGGCGTCCTCTTTGGCTTGTTGTACCCGCTTACCCCTGCTCTTGCTAGTCGTGGATCCTTTCCTTTGCTCATTGAGGCTCTCCTCCAAACGGGCTACTTTCTCTTCTAGGTTCGACAGGCGGTTGAACTGGCCTTTGAACGCTTCGTTGACTTGGGCGATTAGGTTCTTGAGGTCTTGCTGGGTCATTAGCATTACTTTGGTTTCCTTTGCTATCAAATTGTTTCTCTTTTAAGGCAACTTCGGCTACCTTAAGCCTTCGCTCAAACTCCTTGTCATCTTGGTCTCCAGCTTGAAGATTCCTAGTTATAGCCTCAATCTTCTTAATCTCAACCTCTTGAGGCTCAAGCTGCGCTTCGACAGAGTACTTCTGTGCCCTCGCTTGTGACTCCTGAGCCTGTGCAGCTAAGGCTGCTGTCTGAGACTGCTGTAACGCAAGCTGTGCCTGTTGTGCTTGCATAGCTGCCTGTTGTGCTTCTGGGTTAGGCTGCTGCGCTTGCTGCATAGAAGCGATGAGTTCTTCCCTGTTACTCAGGTTCATATTATCTACGATGCTCTGGAGCAACACAGGGTACACAGGGCTATCCTGCTTCATGGTTTGCAAGAGTTGTACAAGCTGTGTAACCTCGTACTCACGAGCAATGATGCCTAAGGTTGAGGTAGCGTTGAACTTATAGTCCTTCACAGGGTAGTTCTCAGGGTCAAACTGCATGTACCTGTGTGCAGCCTTAGTGACAAAGGGGATCAAGAAGGACTGTTGGAAGTTAATTAAGGTTCGCTTGTGACGCTTAATAATAGCACCAAGAGACATAGAGATGCCAGCGGCAGTAGCTTCACCATTAACAGCTCCAGAGAGTCCCGCTGAGTCAACTGCTCCAGTAGCTTGCTGTACCATCTGTTGTAAGGAGGCTGCTTGGGCGAACGTGATCTGGCCCACTTGACCAAAGTTGAACGGCTGTAAGACTTCACGAGGATCTCCATTAGTCAGGATTGTTTTGCCGGGACGTATCTCAGGCTTGGCTCCCCGTGGGAACTTAGTGGCGTCAATGGCTAACATAGGATGAATGGTGAGGCTCAAGGCATCTATTCTAGCCCGTAGCTCAGTATCCAATGCTTTCTGGCTGTTGTAGCCTTTCTCACACACACCACGACCCCAGAACATAGAGGGTACTACGTCCCAAGGGAAGGCTACGATAGGCCTATCTTGCATCATGTAGGGGTTAGCCTCTGCTTTCAAGAGAGTACCACCGTTAGCTATTACTACCACAGCTTCTACGTAACTACTGTCGTCATCAGAGGAGCCTAGGTTTTCTACCTCTTCATCCTCATCATCCATGGCCTCATCTAAGAGGTGCTTAGGTACTAAGCCGTAGTACTTAGTGAGGCGTACCTTATCGTCGCTGTATACAGAGATGTCTTGGTCTGGCTCTAGGTTAGTATCAGGGGCTGCTGTACCTACGTAGGTGTCCCTGTACACGCCGCTCTCCTGTAGCTGCTCTACTAGATGGGCGCTCACAAACTCGTCCACAGCGACACCCATAGCATCCTCAATGGACGTTGCTACAGGGTCTATGAGGAAGTTCTGTGGCATCACAGGCTTTAACTTAACCACTACCCTGTCTGTAATGTTGACACCTACGGCTTGTAGTTGTCCATCCATCATAGGCTGAGTAGCCGGGGCCATCTCTTTGATTTCCTCTAGGACTATCTCACCAACCCCTGTGCCAAAGACTGCTGCGTTAATCAAGCACTCTGCGACAGCCTTACGTACCTTAGTGTTCTCAAAGTCTTCGGTGAGCTTGTTACGTAGGTAGAGTATGTCCTGAGAGTCCTTGTCTCCGTAGTTGTCTGAAATGTCAAAGAACTTACCACGGCCAAACGTAGCCTCTTCCATCTCAGCAACATTGGATTCTACGGCCTGCTGGAGAGCAGGACTAATTATCCGTGAGCGTTCTGACTTCCTCTCAGTATCCGCAGGGTCCCAGATGCCACGCCAGAGTCTGTAGTACTCATCAAACTTCTCTTCGTAGTTACTCTGGTAATTGTCGCGCCAGTCGTCACACTTTGTCATCACCCAGTCTTCCAAGGACTCTTGGATCATTAGGGGGTCAGGGCTATATAAGGTATCCTTCATAATTAGTATCCCGCTACAATATCTAAGATTTCAAGCTCATCTTCTATGAACTCATGTATCCCATACGGGACAGTCGCTAATTGATCTATGTAAGCCAAAGAGTCCACTAAGTCATCGTGCGTCAGTGGATCTGGGAACTGGAAGAGTTGATCTAGGAATCTAGCGTTCCACTCCCCCTTGTTCAAGCTTATTACACCGTTCTCAAAGCGCCCTTGCAACGCCCACATAATACGGTCTGTCTTCTTCTTATTACCGTGGGTTAACTCTTCTACCCTAAAGTACTTCCCATGCTTCCTCTGGAGGTCCATAAGAGGTGACATTACTGCTTGTTTTGCTATGCCCCTCTCGATACCTACTGAGATAGGTTGGTAATCCCTGACGGCTTGGAATATCTTCATAGCCGTTTCATCTAAGGTCCAACGTCCGTAGATTACATTCTCTACAAACCAGTTACCGTTGTCACCAACCTTGACTACCGAGATTGCAGTTTCGTCTAACTTAGAACTCTTCGTTCTCTTCTTGCCTACTTCCTCAAAGCCTGCGAGGTCAATGGCTATGTAGTAGTCTCCTGCTTCTGGGGCTTCTCCGTAGTGTACCCAGTCTTCCTTAAACATCTCTGAGCCAACAGCCTCAAAGGACGCCATGAACTCCTGACGAAAGGCGTAAGAAGACATGGATTTCTTGGCGACGTTAATTTCATCAGGGTCGAGTAGTGGGTTATCGTAGCTTGTGAAGTGCCACCCTGAGTATGTCTCGTCATCTCCCATCTCCGCATACTTATAGAGTTCATAGAAGTGATTACGACCCATAGGTGTCCCTATGAACATCGCGTGTCCCTTCTGGTCAGCCAACGCTGGACGTAAGACCTGCTCCCATACGTCAGGCTTCATATCTGCGTACTCGTCCATCACTAGGAACTTTAGGCTTACACCACGCATAGTCTCTGGTCTATCTGCACCCTTAAGGGTAATCGTGGCTCCATTGACTAACTTAAGTTGTAGGTTGTTAATGTGAGACCCTGTGATAACATCGTGTCCTAACTCAAGGAGGGTCTGCCACATGATGTCCCTAGCTTGTCCCTGCGTAGGTGCTACATAGAATACATGGCCCCTGTCTGACTGTAGGGCATTGATTATGAGCATCCACGCAGCTAACCTAGACTTCCCTGTTCTTCGGCCAGCAGCTACTACTTTGAATCTCGTGGGATCCTCAAATACCTTGGTTTGCCAAGGGAGTAACTCTACGTTAAGGTCAGTCATAGGCCGTTAAAGTTTACAAAAGTTGCAGGGGCTTCTATCAGATCAAAGGTGACTACGACTTCTACGTTACCTGCGCTGTCTGTTGACGCCTTGATGACATCGCCGGGCTGTAACACAAACACAGCATTGCCGTCAATAAGAAGATACTCTTTGGATTGTACGTTAGTTCCGTTTAGTATGTAGATGTCAGGGTCTGGTGTCTTGTCTACAAACAGTGTAACGTCGCTGGTTGAATTGTCTAAGTTAGAAATAAACGCCATATTCCAATGCGCAACGTAGCCGTTAGGAATAGTTACAACAGTTTGCGTAGAAGTGTCTGTTAAGTTTACATTCTTCGTATAAAGCATCTTAAGACTCCCCCTCGGTTGTCCACACATTAAGCATCTTTAGTTGTCCATTGGCCCTCTAAGGCTTCTGAGGAGCCTAGGGGGGCTTCGGACACCTCTGTAGACCCTACTCCTGTGATGTTTATTTGGATAGCACTCCTACCAGCATCCTTGATTACATCCTTCTCAAAGGCCGCTGTGGGGGCTATACGGTCTAAGAGAAGCTTCCAAGCCGCTTGTTGACCTTTGTGCTCATCATCTAATGCTGCATTAAAGATAGCCTCTAGTACTTTCTTTGACTTAGGACTCGTCAACATACGAGACTTGAACTCATTTATGATAGCAGCATCGCCGGACGGTCTGCCTACCTTCCCTCGATTCCCAGCTTTCTTAAGCTCCGTGGCTGCTTTCGTTGGCCTTCCTCGTTTCTTAGGAGCAGCCTTAGTTGTCTCTGGCCCTTCTGTAGACATAAGTTATCCTCTGTAGGCTTATGTTGTCTTATGTTTCATTTGAGTCCCCTATATTCCTAAGACCCCTTGGATTCCCTAGTTCCTAAAGGGGTTACTCTCTAGAGGGGATCTAAATGAACCTATTTAGTTACCTCCTAAGGTGGCCTTTGTTGTATTCTTTAAATTATTCATTAAAGTATTCAACTAAGGTGCAACTTAGGTGGCGCGAAGTCCCTCTAAAGTGTCTCTTAGAATATACTATATATTATAACATATTTCAGAGTAAATGTCAAGGTATTTCTTTGGTAATAATCACACTACTAAGGATTCTTAGGTCTCCTTTGGTGGCCCGAAGGGTTCTAAGTAGCCTTAGGTAGTTCCCTTTTAGAAC